TAACTATTGATATTGAGACAGACACTAAGCACTCAACTATCTGGTGCGCGTGTACTGAAGACATAGAGACTGGACAGACGGAGTGTCATACTGAGCCTAGCACGTTACAGGCTTTGATAGATGAGCATGACGGCATTGTCACATACAACGGCATAGGCTTTGATATACCTGTATTGAAGCGTGTTTGGAATATAACGGTGGACGGTAAGAAGCACGTTGACGCTATGCTGTTGTCAAGGTTGTATAATCCATCTGTACAGGGAGGTCACAGTTTGCGTAGTTGGGGTCAGCGTCTATCGTACCCTAAAGATGACTTCACGGACTATGACGGAGGCTTGTGTGAGGAGATGATTACCTACTGCAAGCGTGACGTTAACCTGACTACTAAAGTCTATAAGAAGCTACTAGCAGACCTGAAGAATGATAAGTTTTCTAATGACTGCATAGAGCTAGAGCATCGCGTTACAGAAGAGCTAGAGATACAGACAGAGAACGGCTTTAAGATTGATTTGAATAAGGCTAATGATTTGTACAGTTCTCTAAACTTCCGTATGCGCGAGATTGAGGCACAGCTACAGACTGAGTTTAAACCCATCGTTACAAAGCGCTACTCTGATAAAACAGGTAAGCGTTTGAAGGATAACGTCGAGGAGTTTAACGTAGGCAGTAGGCAACAGATAGCAAAGCGTTTGCGGAGTGTTGGTATACGCTTTACTGAGAAGACGGAAGGCGGTAGCTACAGGATTGACGAGGACGTACTAGAAGCTATTGACCACCCACTAGCGCAATTAGTGGCTGAGTATTTATTAGTCCAGAAAAGAGCTAGTCAGGTAGGTTCATGGCTAGAGTCTGTTGGAGATGACGGTAGGGTACACGGTAGAGTGTTTAGCAGCGGAGCAGCTACAGGCAGGATGACGCACATATCACCTAACATGGCTCAAGTCCCTGCAACGCGCAAAGTCCATGACGGCTTAACACCAGTACAGAAGCTAAAGGCTGAACTAGGCGGTCAGTGTCGTTCATGTTGGATAGTGGAGGAAGGCAACAAGCTAGTTGGTATAGATGCTTCTGGTCTTGAGTTGCGTATGCTTGCCCACTATATGAAAGACGAGAACTACGTCAGAACTATACTGGAAGGTGACATACACAGCGCTAACCAACAAGCAGCAGGGCTACAAACCAGAGACGAGGCTAAGACTTTCATCTATGCTTTCCTGTACGGTGCAGGTGACAGCAAGATAGGCAGCATTGCAGGTGGAGGCTCTGTTCTTGGTAAGGAGTTAAAGACTAACTTTTTAGATAACATACCGTCACTCAAGAAGTTAAAGCTAACGGTGGAGGCTATAGTTACTAAAAACAATAGCGTCCCTAGCTTAGACGGTAGAAGGATTCGTATTAGGAAAGCGTATAGCTCTTTAAACTTCCTGTTACAAGGGAGTGGGGCTTCTCTGATGAAGCAAGCATTACTGAATGGCGTTGATAGTCTTAGGGCGGTAGGTATACCATTCAAGATTGTCGCTAACGTCCATGATGAGCTTCAGGTAGAGACTCCAGAGGCTTTTGCTAAAGCCGTTGGTATACACTTCCGTAATGCGATACGTAAGGCAGGTGAGGACTTTGACCTCCGTTGCCCTATGGACGGTGAGTATAAGATTGGAAATAACTGGTCTGAAACTCATTGATATTCGTTAGCCTGTATGATAGACTGTATAGGCTTTAAACAGCTAGTTAGACACTAGCATATACACCTCTATATTTTAACTTAAAAGGAATACAATTATGGAAGCATATAAACCTGTAACATTAAACACTACTCTCTACTGGGCTAATTTACAGAACAAAAATGATATGTCTGGTAAGTATCAAGTAGATATGTCTTTACTCTCTGATGCTGCTATTCAGGCTTTAGAAGAGCGTGGATTGTCTGTAAAAACTAAGGACGATGATAGGGGTAACTTTATTACAGTAAAGTCTAGTAACCCTATACGTGCTTATAACACTCATGGTGATGAGATTAGCTGTCTTGTCGGTAACGGCTCTAAAGCTAAAGCTGTGTTGGGTCACTATGACTGGCAGTTTCAAGGCAAGCAAGGACGATCTGCTAGTTGCCTCAAGCTAGTTATTACAGACCTCAACGAGTATTCACCTGACGGTGGAGAGATAGATGTAGCGTTGGAAGACGCTCTATAATGTTGTTGATAGATGGCGATATATATTGCTATCGAGTAGCCTGTGCGTGCGAGTCTGACGCGCAGGTTTCTTTTAATGACGGCTTTAGACACGCTAAGAGAGCTTTTGACTCTCTGCTCTCTGATACTTTACTTGCCTATCCAGACCATGAGTATATAGTTTATATCACTGGTGGTAATAACTTTAGGCATGACATCGCTGTGACAGCGCCTTATAAAGGTAACAGGAAGGGAGAGAAGCCGTTATTGCTTCAGCAAGTACGCGACCATGCTGTAGGTTATTGGGACGCTGTTGTGGTGGAAGGTGAGGAAGCTGATGATGCTATTGCTATAGCTGCTTCTACTGCCTACCTAAACGACTGTCCTGTGATAGTCAGTATTGATAAAGACTTTGACCAGATTGCAGGGTTACATTTTAACTTTGTTAAAGGTGAAGAGTATTTCGTTACTTCAGAGTTTGGATTAAAGCATTTTTATAAGCAGATTCTTGTTGGCGATTCTATTGACAATATCATAGGAGTTGATGGTATTGGAATGGGAGGTGCTCAAGACCTCATAGGAGGCTGTAAAAAAGAAACCGATATGTGGGACATCTGCGAAGACCAGTTAGGCTATGACAGAGCGCTTGAGAACGCTAGGTTGCTTTGGCTTAGACGAGTAGCGGGTCAGCTATGGATGCCTCCACGAGAAAGACCTGAAGGGGTACGATTCTATGGCGAACCAACGAGTAGAACGCACTAGAGCAGGAAAGCAATGGACAGAGGCTAGATATTGGCAGTTCATACGGTCAGCGCTAAGACAGGCTTACAGTCGCTACCCTGTTAAATTCCAAGTAAAGAAAGAAGCAGAACGTACAGTAAAAGGTAAGAGACATAAGTACGAGTATCAATGTGCTGAGTGTAACAAGTGGCACACTAATAAAGAAATTCAAGTTGACCATATAGTCCCTGCAGGGTCTTTAAGCAGTTATGAAGACATTGCAGGATTCTCAGAGCGCCTGTTCTGTGAGTCAGACGGTATGCAAGTTTTATGTTTAGAATGTCATCAAGCTAAGACTAACTCAGAACGTGAAGCGAGGAAGAAACTATGAGACACTTTATTATTCCAGATACTCAAGTCAAACCAGACTCTAACACAGACCATTTAGCGTGGGCGGGACAGTACGCTGTAGCTATGAAGCCAGAAGTCATAGTTCATTTAGGCGATCACTGGGACTTCCCTAGCTTATCTAGCTACGATAAAGGCACTAAGTCTTTTGAAGGCAGACGCTACCAAGCTGATGTTGAGGCAGGTAAGAAAGCTATGGAGGTTTTCTTAAAGCCTATTAGAGATGAGCAGAAGCGACAGAGGACTAACAAGCATAAGGTGTGGAAACCAAAGCTAGTATTCTTGTTAGGCAACCACGAGAACAGGATTACTAGAGCAGTAGAAGGTAGTCCAGAGCTTGAGGGTTTAATGTCTTTTGCTGATCTTGGTTTAGAGAAGATGGGATGGGAAGTTGTACCGTTTTTAGAAGTTAAGATGATTAACGGTATAGCTTACTCTCACTACTTTACTTCCGGTGTTATGGGCAGACCTGTTAGTTCAGCTAAACTGATGCTTACTAAGAAGATGGTTAGCTGTGTTATGGGTCACGTACAGGACAGAGACATTGCTTACGCACGTAGAGCCGACGGTGTTTCTGTTACTGGTTTATTTGCAGGTATCTTTTATCAAGAAGACCAGAGCTATCTATCACCACAGACTAACCAGTCTTGGCGTGGTATATGGGTCTTTAACGAAGTCAATAACGGTAGCTTTGACGAGTTGCCTATAAGTATGTCTTACTTGAGAAAGAAGTATGGAGAGCCTGTAAAATGAGTTATACTTTTACTGAAATAAAAGAGCAGTTGTCCTTGTTAGATGAGATTCTTGTTTTAGAGGTGTTAGAGATTAACTCTACTGAGCTAGTAGAACGCTTTGAAGACAAGATTGAAGATAAACTAGATAAGATAATTGAAGACTTAGGAGGTGAGACTGATGAGCTATCTTGACAAAAGTACCCCAGAAGACTGGGATAGAGTAGCTAGGCAGATAAAAGAAAGACAGATAGAAGCTGTAAAGGCTAGGAGAGAGTTAGAAGAAGAGTCATCAGATATTAAAGACCCTATCAACCCAAGCCACTACAAGGGCGAAGGTATAGAGTGTATTGACTACATTAAAGAACGTTCTAGTAAAGAAGAGTTTTTAGGCTACTTAAACGGTAATTTAATAAAGTATGTGCATCGTTGGAAGAATAAGAATGGTATAGAGGATTTAAGGAAAGCACGTTGGTATATTGAACGTTTAATCAAGGAGGTATGTTTATAATGAGTGAGTTTAGGAACAGTTTTGGTGAGTCAATCTTCCGCAACAAGTACGCTCTTAACGAGACACAAACGTGGTCGGAGAAGGTTAAAGATATTGTCACTGACGTTTGTACTGGCATCCTTGAGAAGGATGACATGGACGTATTAGAGAAAGCCATGAAAGAGTTTAAGTTCATGGCAGGAGGTCGTTATATTTACTACGCAGGACGACAGGCTAGTTTTTATAACAACTGCTACTTGCTTAAAGGTGAGGAAGATACTAGAGAAGAGTGGGGTAAGCTAGTACAAAGAGCTAGTGACTGCTTGATGAGCGGAGGTGGTATAGGCATAGACTATAGCGTGTTCCGTCCTAGTGGCTCACCGTTAGGTCGTACTGGTGGTGAAGCGTCAGGACCATTACCGTTAATGAACAGTATTAACGAGATAGGCAGGAACGTGATGCAGGGCGGTAGTAGACGATCAGCTATCTACGCATCGCTTAACTGGCAACACGGCGATGCACACCAGTTCTTAACAGCTAAAGACTGGCACTCACTACCCATCGCTGACGGTGTTACAGTGTTTGATGCTAAACAAAACAACTTTAACTTCCCTGCACCCCTAGACATGACTAACATCAGTTTAAACTATGATGATAAGTTCTTGGATGCAGTGAATAATGGCTTCTTGCCTGATACGTTTGTACAGAACTGTAGACAGGCTTTGATGACTGGGGAGCCGGGGTTTTCCTTCAATTTCGGAGATAAAGAAAATGAAACTCTCAGAAACGCGTGTACAGAAGTTACTAGCGAAGATGACTCAGATGTTTGTAATCTTGGCAGCATTAATATTGGTGCGATTGACGATATTGAAGAATTCAGAACAATTGTTAGAGTTGCCTCCATGTTCCTTGTATCAGGAACGCTTACAGCAGACCTACCCACAAAAAAGGTGTATGCTGTACGGAACAAAAACAGGAGACTTGGCTTGGGCTTGATGGGTATGCACGAGTTCTTGTTAAAGCGTGGTAGTGACTACGAAGTGACTGAAGAGTTGCATAGGTGGTTAGAGGTTTACCGTGAAGAGTCTGAGAAAGCAGCTAACGCCTTGTGTGACGCTAGAGGTATATCAAGACCTGTAGCGTACAGAGCAGTAGCTCCTACAGGTACAATAGGCATACTAGCAGGTACGACAACTGGTATTGAACCTTTATACGCTGTAGCCTACAAGAGACGTTACTTGGTAGGCGGTGACAAGTGGAAGTATGAGTATGTTGTAGACGCTACAGCAGAAGACTTAATCACTTCTCACGGCTTAGAACCTGATAAGATACAGACCTCCTCGTCTATGGTTAATGACTTTGAGCGTAGACTGAAGTTCCAAGCTGACGTTCAAGACTATGTTGATATGTCTATATCTTCTACTATCAACCTGCCTTCATGGGGCAGTGAGGGTAACAACGAGGACAGAGTTATGGAGTTTGCTAAGATACTAGCTAAGTATGCTCCTAGACTTAGAGGCTTTACTTGTTACCCTGACGGTGCTAGAGGTGGACAGCCTTTAACGATGTGTAGCTATAAAGAAGCTACTAAGCATAAAGGTGTAGTGTTTGAAGAAAACTCAGAAAGTGTTTGCGCTTCTGGTGTTTGTGGTGTATAGTTAAGTCTATATAGTGTGTTGTGTGTAGTGCCTGAAGCCTGTATAGTCTCTGCCTCCGTAGACTATGCAGGCTTTTTTTTATCTCTTTTTTGCTGTTTTCTTGGCTTGTTTAAAGGCTTTGTTTGTAGGAGCGCCTTTACTACCTGCCTTACGCATAGTCTCACCGCTACCTGCCTTTATCCTGCGTCTTTTGTTTTGGATGTTTTTATAAAGACCGTTAGCCATTCTATCGCTTCCTCATCTTCTTCATTGGTTTCTTCTTAGCTGTAGTCATTGCTTTTTTCTTAGGTGGTCTACCGACTTTACTGCCGTATGTTCCTTTACCGTATGGCATAGTCTTTCTCCTTAGTTATTGATTAGGAAGTTGTGCTTGTTCTTCTTTATATTTACCTCTTTGTATAGAAGCAGCTACAGTAGGCGATGTTTTACCTAAGTATTCGTAAAATAATTTAAGAATAGCTCTATTTTTAGCAGCAGGTGTAGCGTTTTTTGTTGTACTTTTAAACTTATTAATCCAAGAAGGGCTTGTTATAAACTGAGCAACTTTATTGTCTAATAACCCATCCGTTATGTTTGTTGTTAAATTAAGAAGTATCCCTCTAGGACCGCCTACACCTGCTGCTCTTGCTTCTAGCTCTCTTGTAGTTAATCCTAGTGCTTTGTCTAAAGGGCTGTTATGTACGGCTTTAAGCAAAGGTTCTATAGCTTTTATATTTTCTAATACATTTGCACGAACAGACTCATCTGTAATGTTATTTATTTTTTTCATAAAATCTTTTGATTTTGAAGCACTTTCTAAATATGTTTTGTAAAAAGTTGAAGTAACTCCTCTAGGGTCGTTCTTTTTTGCAGTCTCTAACGCTCCTATTATTTCGTCTTGTAAAATCAAACGTTGGTTTAAATTCCTAGACAAAGCGTATTCTGGAGCAAAAGTGTCAGCAAGCGCTAACAAGTCTCTTCTGACAGCAGATGTTTCA